TCAACTGCCAGAACGACAAGAACGCCAAGAAGGGCCTCCACCAGTTCACGGACGGTGGCGCGACGTATGGCCTCGTCATCCTAGGCGGGCAGAACAGCTACAACGGCGAGGAAGGGCTGTACCTCGAGTCCGGTACCGACGTGACCATCCTCGGGCTCTACGGCGAATACAACTGCTCGCCGGATCACACGAACACCAACGGCTACACCAACCCCGCCATGTCCACGACAGCGCGCCGGGTGGACTTCTACTTTGGCGACTCGGTGTCGCGCGTCAAGGCGAACCTCGCCGCAGTCCTGAACAACGACGACACCCACGTCCGGGTGCCGAGCCCGTCGAATGCCGTCAGCGCCCGATTGGACGTGACGGCCGGTGGCAAGCGGTACACGCCCCTCGCGGCGACTGTCAGCACGGCAGCGGCGACGACCGTGGCCGCCTTAGACGCCAAGATCAACGCGCTCATCAACGCGCTCAACAGCAGCAAGGTCACGGGCTGACCTATGGGACGCCCAAGCCTCAAGACCACGGAGCTGGTCGCGACCATTTGTGAGCGCCTGGCGATGGGTGAGCCGCTTGCGGCCATCTGCCGCGACGAGGGCATGCCGCATCCGTCCACGGTGCGGGATTGGATGGCGGCAGACGAGACCGTTTCCCGCGCCATCGCGCGCGCGAGGGAGGACGGCGAGGACTGGCTGGCGGCTGAGTGCTTGGAGATCGCGGACGATGGCAGCCGCGATTACGAGACGAAAGAGGACGGCCGCGAGGTAGTCGACCACGACCACATTCAGCGGTCGAAGCTGCGGATTGATACCCGCCTCAAGCTGCTGTCGAAGTGGAACCCGAAGAAGTACGGCGAGCGCCTGGCCTTGGCCGGCGACCCGGAGGCGCCGGTGCAAGTCGAGGCGACCGTGACCTTGGAGCCCGGCGACGCCTACCTGCGCATGCTCAATGGCGGTTGACTGGCACCATCCCGATTACGCGGCGGTCTACACGGAGCGCGCGGAGCGGTTGAAGCGGCTCCGCGAGGATCCGGGCCTGCTGGCTTCGGTGAAGGCGTACTACGCCGACCACCCGGCCGACTTCATCAACGACTGGGGGATGACGTTCGACCCCCGCAACGCCGAGGTCGGGCTGCCGACCACGGTCCCGTTCCTGCTGTTCCCGCGGCAACGCGAGTTCGTCGAGTTCGTGCGCCGCAAGTGGCTGGCGCGCGAGGACTGGCTGGCCGAGAAGTCCCGCGACATGGGCGTGTCCTGGCTGTGCGTCGGCATCGCAGTGTGGATGTTCCTGTTCCACAAAGGGACGGTCGTCGGGTTCGGCAGCCGCAAGGAGGAATACGTCGACCGGATCGGCGACCCGAAGTCGCTGTTCTGGAAGGTGCGCCAGTTCGTCGAGCTGCTGCCCGTCGAGTTCCGGCCGAAGGGCTGGGACGCCAAGACGTGCGCGCCGTTCATGCGGATAACCAACCCCGAGAACGGGGCGGCGATCATCGGCGAGGCCGGCGACAACATCGGCCGCGGCAACCGCACCAGCATCTACTTCAAGGATGAGTCAGCGTTCTACGAGCGGCCCGAGTCGATCGACGCGGCGCTGTCGCAGACCTCCAACTGCAAGGGCGACGTGTCCACGCCGAACGGCGCCGGCAACCCGTTCTACAAGAAGCGCAAAGGCGGCAAGGTCGAGGTGTTCACCTTCCACTGGAAGGACGACCCGCGCAAAGGCCCGGACTGGTACGCCAAGCAGCAGCGCTAACTGGACCCTGTCGTGCTGGCGCAGGAAGTGGACATTGATTACGAGGCGTCGGTCACCGATGCCTTCATCCCGGGCCAACTGGTCGACGCGGCGCAGGCTCTCGGGCCGGCCGATGTCGAGGCGCTGGGGCACGAGAAGTGGGGCCTGGACGTGGCCCGTTTCGGCGACGACAAGTCGGTCCTGACCAAGCGCCGCGGGCGGCTGGTGAAGCCGCAGCAGGCGTGGCAGGGCATCGACACGATGGCGCTGGCGAATGAGGTGTGGGCGCAGGCCAAGGTCGAGAAGCCGGACCAGATCGCGGTCGACGTGATCGGTGTCGGCGCTGGCGTGTGCGACCGGCTCAAGGAGTTGGCTGGCAATGCCGACTGGCCGGTACAGATCGTTGGCGCGAACACGTCCGTGCGCGTCGAGGACGGCACCAACTACAACCTGCGCGCCCGCATTTGGGATGACGCGCGCGAATGGCTCAAGGATGCGCCGGTTGTGCTGCCGAATGACCCGACGCTCAAGGCCGAGCTGTGCGCTCTGAAGTACCTCTATCGCAACGGTCTGCGGTTGATCGAATCGAAAGACGACGCGAAGAAACGCGGCATCAAGTCGCCGGACTTTGCGGACAGCCTGACCCTGACGTTTGCTGAGCCGGTGAGCCTGCCGGCCACCATCACCCTCGACGACTACGCGGTGGACTACGCATGAGCTATACGAAGGCCCAGCGCGACGACAACGCGGCCATCGAGGAGATGCGCGATCGGTACCGCAAGGCCACCGAGGCGTGCGCGACCCTGTACGACCAGGCGCGCGACGACATCAAGTTCGTGTTCGTGCCCGGCAACCAGTGGGACAAGGCGCTCAAGCTGCGCCGCGGCGACCGCCCGACCTACGAGTTCCCGAAGCTGCGCGGACACGTGCTGCAGGTCATCAACGAGATCCGGCAGTCGCGCCCGCAGGGCAAGGTACGGGGCGTGGGGTCGGACGACCAGGGCCTCGCCGATCTGATGCAGGGCCTATGCCGCAACATCGAATCGACCAGCAACGCCGAGACGGCCTACGACATCGCCACCGAGCAGGCGGTGCCGGGCGGCATGGGCGCCTGGCGCATCTGCACCGACTACCTCAACGACGATGACCTCGAGCAGGACATTCGGATCAAGCCGATCCGGGACTTCGCCAGTGTGAAGTTCGATCCGGCCGCGGTGGAAATCGACCGCCGCGACGGCCGGTTCGCCTTTGTCGAGGAATTGATCCCCCGCAGCCAGTTCGAAGCCGACTACCCGAAGGCCAAGCTGGCGGACTTCGACAACGACCGCGCCTGCCAGCAGGACTGGGCCGAGAAGGACCAGGTCCGCGTCGCCGAGTATTGGTACAAGAAGCCGGTGGAGCGCGAGCTGTGGGCGCTGTCGTCGGGCGCCACGGTGTTCGCCGACGAGGCGGGCGTGAGCGAGGAGGAACTGCAACTCGCGGGCCTGCAGATCGTCAACCGCCGCACGGTGAAGTCGCACAAGGTGTGCATGCGGCTGACCAACGGCCACGAATGGCTCACCGACGAGTACGAGTTCCCGTCGAAGTTCATCCCGCTCGTGCCGGTGTGGGGCAACATCTACAGCGTGGACGGCACCGATTACTGGTGCGGCATGGTCCGCTACAACAAGGATCAGCAGCGGCTCCACAACGTGCACCGCACGGCGACCATTGAAGCGGTCGCGAAGGCCCCGAAGGCGCCCTTCATCCTCAAGGCCAAGTGGATCAAGGGCTTTGAGAACTTCTGGAAGAAGGCCAACGCGGAGGATTACCCGTACCTGCCGCTGGCGGATGATGCGGACGGCGTGCCGCAGCGCGCCAACCAGGCCGAGGTGCCGGTCGCGCTGATCCAGCTCGCCGGCATGGACAACGACGACATGAAGGCCGGCACGGGGCAGTACGACGCCTCGCTCGGCAATCGGTCGAACGAAACCTCGGGCCTCGCCATCAACGCGCGCAAGCAGCAGGGCGCGACGGCAACGTTCAACTACCCCGACAACCTCGCCAAGGCGATCCAGTTCACCTACGAGATCATGGGCGACATGATCCCGCGCGTGTACGACACCCCGCGCGTGGTCCGCATCCTCGGCGAGGACGGCGGCTCGAAGTGGAAGCAGCTCTACCAGGAAGTGCAGGATCCGGAGACGGGTCAGACGCACGTCCTGAACGACATCGGCAAGGGCAAGTACGACTACACCGTCACGGTGGGCCCGAGCTACGCCACCCAGCGGATGGAAGCCTCGGAGGCGTTTACGCAGCTGCTCGGCCAGTTGGGCCAGGCGGCGCCGCAGATCGCTCCGCTGATGGCCTACGGCGCGCTGTCGAACATGGACGTGCCGGGCATGGAGGAGTTCGCCGGCGGCATCCGCAAGATGCTGGTCGGGCAGGGCTTGCTCGCGCCGAAGGAAGGCGACCAGCCGCCCCCGCCGCCGCAGCCCAATCCGAAGGACGTCGCCGACGCGCAGAACAAGCAGGCCAGCGCCGCGCTCAACCAAGCGAAGGCCGAGGGCCAGCAGTTGCAGAACGTGCAGGCCGCCGCGCATCTGGCGCACGCACATGCGATGGGCGGCATGCCACCGCAGCCGCCGCCGGTGTTCTCTCCACCCGATCAGATGCAGCCCGACTTCCAGCCGCCGCAAGGCGGTTTTTTTTCGCCTGACGGTCAGCCAGGCATGAGTCCCACCGGCTAAGCCGGCCCGCACCGGCGCGGTTTCGCCGGATCCGTGAGGAAGCAATGACCGACACCACCGTGACGAACGGTGCGGGCGCGACTGCGCCTGCCGATAGCACTCCCGCCCCGAAGTCCGACGCCGAGGCCGCCCTGCAGGCGCAGGCCGCACCCTCGGAGCCGACCGAACCGACCGCAGAGCAGAAGGCCGCCGAACAGGAAGCCGCACGCCAGGCCGAGGAGAAGAAACGCAACCGGACCCGGAGCTACATCGACCGCATCAACGCGGAGCGCGCCGAGCTGCAGCGACGAGTGGCAGAACTCGAGAGCCGCCAGTCGCCGACGCAGCCCGTCGCGCCACAGACCAACCGCCAGCAGGCCGACACCGGCCCGTCGCTGGAACAGTACGGCTACGACTTCAACGCCTGGACGCAGGCCCGCGACACGTGGGTGCTGCAACAGGCCGAGCAACGCTTTACCACCACCGCACAACAGCGTGCCGAGCAGGCTCGCGAGCAGGAACTGTGGCAGTCCTACGAAACCCGGGCTGCTGATTTCGCCGGCGAACACGAAGATTTCTTCGAAGTCGTCGGTTCGATGCCTCCCCTGCCAACGCAACTGCAGGCCGCCATCGCCAGCCACCCCAACGGGCCGGCGATCGCTTACCACCTCGGCAACAACCCCAGCGAATTGCTGCAGTTCGCCGCCGTGCCGCCGCAACTGGCGAGCTACGCGGTCCAGCAGTACGCCGCGCGCATGGGATCCGCGCCAGCCGCTCCGCAGCCGCCCGCTGCGCCGCCGGTCGCTCCCGCCAAACCCATCACCCAAGCCCCGCCCCCGCCCCCGCAGGTCGGTGGTCGCGCCGCGACGGAAACCCCGCCGCACAAGCTGACCGACGACGACTGGTACGAGCGGCAGCGCGCCAAGCGCAAGGGCTAACAGGCCAAGGAGCCTAACCAGCCATGAGCAACACGATCCTGACCCATCAGATGATCGCCCGCGAAGCGGCGGCCATGCTGAAGGAAGACACCTTCATCAAGACCATCAACACCGGTCGCAGCGACGAGTTCACCGAGAGCGTCAACGGCTATAAGAAGGGCGACACGGTGAGCATCGGCGTCCCGCCCGTGCCGACCGTGTACAGCGGCTCGAGCTTCGCCGGCGGCGGTGCCGCGCCGGACCAGGTCGAGACGAAGGTGCAGCTGCAGCTGTCCAAGCAGAAGCACGTCCCGCTGACCTTCACCGCGAAGGAAAAGCTGCTGAGCGTGGGCGACTTCAAGTCGCGCTTCCTCAAGCCGGCGATGCAGTCGCTCCTCTCGGCGGTGCAGGCCGATCTCCTAACCGATATGAAGAACGGCGCCGGTACCGTGGTCGGTACCTGGGGCACCATCCCCAACACCCGCACGACCTACGCGCAGGCCCGCGCCAAGCTGCAGAACTTCCTCGCCCCCGGCGATGACCGCGCGATCCAGTTCAGCTCGGACGCCAACGTCAACCTCGCCGAGGCGAACACGCAGCTGTTCAACAACCAGGCGGCCGTGTCGGACATCTACCGCGAAGGCGCGGTCGGTTCCTGGGGTGGCTTCGACTTCTACGAGAACCAGTCGATGCCGGTCCACACGATGGGCGCCGGCACCGGCTACCTCGTCAACGGCGCGGGCCAGACGGGCGCCTCGCTGGCGGTCGGCACCGGCACCGGCGCGCTGACCAAGGGCACGGCGTTCACCCTCGGCGTCAATGCGGTGCACCCGATCACCGGTGCGGACCTCGGCTATCTGCGCCAGTTCGTCGTGACGGCGGACTACGCGGGCGGCGCGGGCAACGTGTCGATCTATCCGGCGATCGTACCGACCTCGGCGAGCGTTGTCGGCACCGTCACCGCTTCGCCGGCCAACGGCGCCGCGCTGACCCTGATCGGCACCGCCTCGCAGGCGAAGCGCCAGAACCTCGCGTACCACAAGAACGCCTTTGCCGCGGCCTTCGCGCCGTTGCCGGTGCTTGCGTCGTGCGAGGGCTACACCGCTTCGATCGGCGGCATTTCGGTCCGCGTGATGACCTTCGGCAACGGCCAGACCGACACCGAGTCGACGCGTATCGACGTGCTGTACGGCGACGCCACGGTCCGCAACGACCACATCGTCCGCATCACCGAGTAATTCCAGCAGCAGCGCCTTGCGGGGGCCCTTCGGGGCCCTCGCTCTTTTTTGGAGCCGTCCATGACCCAAGTCTCCGCGATCGTCCGCGATGCCCTGCTGCTGCTCGGCGTGCAGGACGCGACCGAATCGGTCAGCGCGCAGGAAATGCAGGACGGCATCCGCGAATTGAACAAGATGCTCGCCCGCTGGGAAGCTGATGGCGTCTCGCTGGGCTGGACGAGCGTCACGGCGCCGACCGACACGCTGCCGGCGCCGATGGAAGGCGAGGGCGCGATTGCCGCGAACCTCGCGCTGTACCTGCAGCCCCGCTACAAAGTGCCGCTCGACCAGAGTGTCGTGCAGCAGGCGAACGACGGACTGGCCGCGCTGCGCGCCGACGTCGCCGCCAACAGCTACGCCCGCGTCTCGTACGACGACCTGCCGGTCGGCACGGGCCGGCGCTGTGGCATGGCCGGCTTCATCGCGGGCACCTGATGAGCGATCACCTCATCCAGGTCCGCTACGCGAAGGACGCCCGCAACTGGACGGCCTGGCGCGACCTCAACGCCGGCGGCGTCGGCGCGTTCGGGCAGGAATTGGTCACGCGCCAGCTCGGGCAGGCGGCGTGGCGGGTGTGGGAGACGTGCGACACTTCGCCGTTCGCCGCCGACATCCTCGCCGCGGCCATCCAGGCGGACGGTTCGGGCAACTGGTCCGACTTCCCGCTGCCGGATGGCAGCTACAGCGACCTCACGCGCGACTGGACGCTGCAGGATCTCGAGAACTACATCCCGCTGCCGGCGCAGCAGGCCGGCACGCGCTCGCGGGTGCTCTATCGCACGGCACCGGGCCTCGAGGTGTTCGCCAACATCGGCAGCGGCCCGCACCGCGGCGCGATCAGTGTCGAGGGCACGCTGTTCGTGGTGTCCGGCACTGGCCTGTTCGAAGTCACGAAGGACGGCACGGCCACCAACCGCGGCACCATCCCCGGCACCGGCCGGGTGTGCATGGCCTACAACCAGATCACGGACGGCAACCAGCTGCTCGTCGGTAACGGATCGAGCGGCTACGTCTACAACACGGTGACGGCCGATTTTTCGCAGATCACCGACGACGGCTTCGCGGGCTTCAAGTCGTGCGACTTCCTCAACCAGTACATCGTCGGCGTCGAGCCGCTGGGCCGGTTCTGGTATCACTCGGAGTTGGTCGACGCGCTGAGCTACAACACGAACGACCGCTACCCAGCGGAAACCTCCCCCGATGGGATCATGGGGCTGATCGGCTCGCACAACGAAGTGCTGGTGTTCGGCGCCCGCACGATCGAGCCGTGGGTGAACGACCCCGAGAACAACGCGGCGGCCACCGCATTCCAGCTGCAGCGCGGCTCCGTCATCGAGCGCGGCTGCATCAACGGCAACACGATTCGGCGCCTCGACAACTCGGTGTTCTTCGTAGGCGACGACCGCGTGCCGTACCGGCTCAACGGCTACACACCGGTGCCGATCGGCACGCCGGTGCTCGCCGCCGCATGGCGCGACCTCAATCCGAGCAAGGCGTTCGCCTTCACCTACGAGGACCGCGGGCACGTCGTCTACTACGTGACCTGGGGCGATGGGCAGACGTGGGGCTATGACGTCGTCACCGGCAAATGGCACCGCCGGCAATCCTTCGGCCTCAACCGCTGGCGCCTCAACACGCTGGTGAAGTGGGGCAACGAGTGGATGGGCGGCGATTTCCAGACCGGCAAGCTGTATCGGCTGGCGTGGGGCTTCGTGTACGAGGGCTGCGAGATCATGCCTCGGCGCATGCGCACCGGCGTCCTGCACGCGGACGGCAACCCGGTGACGGTGTCCGGCTTCAAGGTCGTGGCATCCACGGGCGAGACGTTGAGCGCCACGCCCGATGCGCTCGCCCCGTCGATCAGTGGCGCGCTGCCCGGCGGCACGCTCGGCGATACGGTCGACTACCACTTCACGATCACCCCCGCATTCCCCGGGCAGACCGTGACGCTGACCGCCAGCGGTTTGCCGCCGGGACTCAGCATCGACGGCACCGGCCACGTCACCGGCACGTTCACCGAAGCAGGCGTCTTCAGCTACGAGATCACCGTCGCGGGCGACTGCGAGCGAGGCTCGGATGCGGCTTCCGTGCGCGTCACCGGCAACGTCAACGTGGTGCCCACGCTCGCGATCATCGGCACGCTACCCAATGGCGCAGTCGGCACGGTGTACAGCGGCCAGCTGACGGCAATCGAAGGCGTCCCGCCCTATAGCAACTGGCAGATCATCGCCGGCAGCCTGCCGCCCGGGCTGGCGCTGTCGAGTTCCGGCACCAACACCGAGCACGGCAACGTCACAGGAACCCCGACGTGAGCGACCCCATCGCGGTTTCGATCCTCGCCAAGCTGACGAGCTGGTATTCCTTCGACGGCAACGCCAACGACGCGCACGGCTCCAACCCGATCGACGAGGTCACCTCGCTGTCGTACGAAGCTGGGCTCAAGGGCCAGCGGCTCGCGGCGGGCTGCTACGGCAACGCCACGCTGGCCTCACCCATCGCCATTTCGGCCACCTCGGGCCACATGACGATCGGCGGCTGGTTCTACTACAACGGCACGACTCCCTCGGCCAACATTCCGGCGTTCGGGTTGGCGTGGGGGCCGGTGTCAGGCAACGAAGCGTTCAAGATCATCGTCAACAGCGACGGGTACTTCTACGCCGGCATTTGGGGCGCGTCGGGTCAGGGCTACAACATCCGCGACCCGCTCACCGGCGCGAAGAATTACCCGATCACCGTCCAAGTGCAGGACTCGCTCGCACAGACGGCCACGTCTGACCAGCTCATCCGCATCACCAACGGCGGGCCTATGCAGGCCGGGTGGTATTTCGTCGTGGCGACGTGGGACGAAGGCAACCGCGTGCTCTACATGGACGGCGTCGCGGTGGCGACCGAACCACCGCCCGCGCTGGGCTGGACGCGCTCGTCGATCACATGGGCGGGCGTCGGCCGCAGCTACGGCGGCAACACGCCGACCACGGTGGCGTGCGATGAATGCTTCTTCTGCGACAGCGCGGTCCTGACCGCGGCCGAGGTCGCGTGGTTGTTCAACCGCGGCGCAGGACGCAGCTACGCTGACGTGGTCGCGGCGGCGGCATGAGCCCCATCCGCCTGATCGGCCGGCTCGACGTGAGCGCAGCGGTGAAGCAGCTCGACGCCAATCCGCAGGTGTGGAACCGGCACACGCTGCGCACCGACGCCTACGTGCACCGGCAGGTCGACGACATCTGGGTCCGCTACAACGCCTGGGAGAATTTCACCGGCGACGCGGTCGCGTTCAACGGCCCGCACGAGTCGGTTTGGTATCCGGTCATCACCGAAGTGCCGGCGCTGTGGTCGCTGGCGCGGCAGGCGAAGCGGTTGGCCGGGGCGTCGCAACTGGGCGGCGTGCTGGTGACGCGCATCCCGGCCGGTGGCCGCGTCGAGCCCCACATCGACCGCGGCTGGCACGCCGAAACGTACCGCAAGATCGGCGTGCAGATCGCCGGCCACGCGGACCAGGCGTTCTGCTTCGACGATGCCGAACTGCGCCCCGAGACGGGCGACGTGTACGAGTTCCGCAACGACGTGACGCATTGGGTGGTGAACGACTCCCCAGTGCCGCGCATCACCCTGATCGTCTGCTGCAAATGAACGTCGACTTCTGCGTGCTGGGCCTGCCACGGTCCGGCACGACGTGGTGCGCCAACTGGCTGACCACGGACACGACGCTGTGCCTGCACGACCCGTTCCGGTTCCTGCCGGAGCAGTGGCCGCGCGATGGCCGGCGCTTCGGCGTGAGCTGCACCGGCGGCTACCTGATGCCGAAGTGGCTGGACCGCCTCGAATGCCCGATCGCGGTGATCGAGCGCGACCCGGCCGACTGCGACGCCTCGCTGGCGCGCCTGGGGCTCGGGCAGGTGGGCGTGCTGGCGCCTGAGCTGGCCCGCGTCGACGCCCGACGATGGCGCTTCGCTGATCTCTGGAACGAAGAACGAGCCCACGACCTGTGGGCTTTTTTATTGCCTGACGTGCGTTTCGACGCCGTGCGCTACCGCCTGCTGCGCGACATGCAGGTGCAACCCCACCCGAGAACGTGGACTCCCGACACCGACGTGTTGCGGGAGCTGCAAGCGCGCGGCTTGTTGCCGCAGGAGAACTGACCATGCCATGGGGCTATGCAGCGGTCGCCGTTGCCAGCATCTACAGCGCGAACAAGCAGTCGCAGGCCGGTAAGGCCGGCGCTAAGGGCCAGGAGGCGGCATCGCAGTACGCCACCGACGAGCAGCGCCGCGAATACGACCAGTCGCGGCAGGACCAACTACCGTTCCTGCAGGCCGGGCAGGATGCGCTCGGCCGTCAGGCCGCGTTCCTCAATGGCGACTGGTCCGGCTTTGAAAACTCGCCCGATTACAAGTTCGCGCTGGATCAGGGGCTCAAGCTGTCCGACCGCAGCGCGGCGGCGCGCGGCTCGCTGTTCAGCGGCGGTCATTCCGCCGACCTGATGCAACTCGGACAGGGACTCGCCACGCAGAACGCGGACAACTACTGGAACAAGCTCGCCGGCCGCGCGGGGCAGGGACAGGTCACCGCGAACAACCTCGGCCAGCTCGGCGCGAACATGGCGACCAACATCGGCAACAACGCCATGAACGGCGCCAACGCGCGCGCGTCGAGCTACGCCAACACCGCGAACGCCTGGGGCAACGCGACCAACCAGCTCGCCGGCCTCGTCGGCCAGTACTACGGCAGCCGCAACACCACCAATTCGGGGCAGTGGTACTGACATGGCCGAGATCCTTCCCGTTTCGCACATGATCCAGCAGCCGAACCTCTTGGGCGGCTTCCAGCAGGGGTTGCAGTTCGGCCAGGCACAGCGCGACCGCGCGAACGGTCAGCAGGCCGCGAGCCTGTACGCGCAGGCG